TTTAAACGTAATCTATCAGTAGCTACCCCGACTCTAAGTTCACCGATAACATCTAAAGGAGAGCTAGGCGAAGTCGTACCAATACCTAACCGCTCCTCAGAACTATCCCAGAAGAACTTCACGTTCGTGCCAGTGTCTTCGTAGAAGCTAATGTCTCCTGAGTTATTTATTTGAAAATGAGTAGTTAAATCTCCAGAGGTGCTTCCTTGACCAATACGATAAGCAGAGCCAGAAGAAAGTACATAGTTAGCGAAACCAGCAGTGCCGTCTACAAAGGAAATACCGCCTCCGTAACTACCAGTTCCTTTGAATGACGCGTTTACCCAGTCAGAAGTAGTAGGATTAAATGTACCATCAGCCGTCACAGTGCCCGTTACGTCAAGGGTTGTAGCCGGTAACGAATTGCCAATGCCTAGTCGTTCCTGAGAACTATCCCAAAAGAACTTCGCAGTCGTGCCAGTGTCTTCGTAGAAGCTGATGTCGCCTGTAGCGTGGTCTAACTGAAGCCTTGTTGTAAAAGAGTTATAAGCATCATTAGCAGACCTAAACCTAAGCGTACCAGCCTGATTAGTAATGTAGGAGTTAAGATTTGTTGTATCTGTTTCAGTTAAACGAAGCCCTTTAGAAGCCCCTGAAATTTCCGCATTGCCATCAACAGTCAAACCATCAGCCGTCACAGTACCTGTTACGTCGATGCCTGTGTTGGTGGTAGCTAGTTTGGTTGAGTTATCGTATTTAAGCTGTACGGCACCATTTTCAGCGGCATACACATAAGTCTCTGTTGCCGCCGCGTTTGTTAAAGAAATAAAAGAAGAGCCTTGAACATACAGTCCTCCAGTTCCGTTGTCTTTGATTCTGCTATTAGAACCATCATGGAAAATCTGTAGGTCATTGCCAGCACCAAAATTAGCCTTGTCGTTGTCACCGAAATTAATGTCAGCAGAGGTTGTTAGGCCGTCTGTGGTAATGACACCTGTGACATCGATGCCTGTACCAGTTGTTTCTAGTTTTTGATTGCTATTGTGATATAGCTTTGCATTGTTATTAACAGTGTCAAAAAAAGCTAATGTGTTACCAGCATCTTCAATTTTTACACCAGAGCCGTTGCTTTTTAAACGTAAGTCACCAGCGCCAGAATCTTGAATATAGCTATCAGACCCATCATGATAAATCTGTAGGTCATTGCTAGCACCAAATTGTGCTTTGTCGTTGTCGCCGAATGACACGTTCCCAGTGAACGAGCCTGTGGTAAAGTTACCTGCTGCAGGAGTAGTCCCACCGATAGTCGTGCCGTCAATAGTCCCGCCGTCAATGTCTGGGGTGTTTACATCAGGAGACGTAAGCGTTTTGTTAGTTAGTGTTTGAGTGCCAGTTAGTGTGGCAACGGTAGAATCAATAGCAAAGGTAACAGCATTACCAGAGCCAGACGTATCAATACCCGTACCACCTGTAAAGGTTATGGTTTCGCTGTCTAGGTCGATGCTTAATGCACCACCAGAGTCAGCTTGGAAATCTAAGTCTTGTGCTGTGAGTTGCGAGTCAACATAAGCTTTTACGGACTGCTGTGTAGGAATCAGAGTCGCGCTGTTAGATGCCATATCGTCTTCATCAACGAATGCAGTAACAGTTATTGCGCCATCGGAAATAGAGCCAAAGGTGAGCGTGCCCGTAAAGGTAGGACTAGCTGCCGGGGCTGCAAGAGCGAGCGCTGTCTTGATGGCGGTGAACTCTGTGGTGAATTCAGAGCCACGCACAACCTTATTAGAGTCACCTGTGTTCAGTGAGTCTTTGGCACCAAAATTAGTGGTGATATTGTAAGTAATCGACATTACTCGCCCTCAAGAAGAAAAGGGGGCCGAAGCCCCCGAGTTTTTATGCGCCAGGAACGGCGAGTACAAAGCCAGCTTCAGGTCGGTAGACCTCAACACCGTAGAGGGTGTCGGCTGTGTAGAGTGTTGATAGGTACTCTTGCTTGTACTGAGTTTGTGATCGGACTGCGAGTTGCTCAGCCATGACGATAGCGTCATTGTGGAAAAGCAGTGCAGCGCGAGTGTCAACAGAGGCAGCTGTGTTTTGAGCCGCTGTTTCGATAGTTGCACAGTTGTTTGAGACGTAAACGTCTACACCGTACAAGTTGCCGATCAGACCTGTGTTAACAGTGCCGCCGTTAACAAAGTCTGAAGACACATAACGATCAATACCCATGATTGCGTTGCGAGTCGCAGGTGGGATGACCAAGTTACGGCCTTCCATGGGTACGTTGTTATCATCGAGCTTTTGGATCATGTCGCGAAAGAACGCGTCAGTAAACGCATCTCCAGCTACCAGTGTGTCATCCGTGTACTGTATGGTTGAGCCGTTGTCATTGAAGAAACAGCCACTGTGCTGGTAATCAGTAGGTGCTACTGAGCCAGAAAACACAACAGAACCACCATCACCAAAGCCTGTGCCACAAGAGTGCAAGTCAGTGTCAACCTGGACTGCCAGCGCGTAACCTGCATCTTCAGTGTAAAACTGTCGAAGCGAAGTCAGTGCCTGTGTCTCAACGATATCCTCGATCAGACGAGAGTATTCGAAGTGACGGTTGACGGGGATTTGCAACTCACTTTCAAGACTTGCTTGAATAGTGACTGCGGTTGCTTCTGCTTTCGCGTTAGCTGTGCCGCGTGTTGGCTTAGGGATGTGAATAACGTCACCCTTCTTGCCAGTCATAGCAATTCGCTTGACCAAAGGTGCCATTTTCAGGTTTTTCTGGTAGGACGCGATTACTTCGTCGCTCCAGATTTCAGGGATGAACTTATCGACAGCAGTCTTATCGACTGTCGCGTTGGCGGTAAAATACGCGCCGGAAGTTTCGTTAGCCATGGGGTTCTCCTAAAGGATTAGCGAACCCGTCCCTCGTCGTAAGCCTTGAGAATTTCATCTGCCAAGTCACGATATCGGTCAGGGTCAGATTTCATAAGTTTGCGAATGTCGGCTCGACGATAGATTTTCTTTGACCGTTGGCCTTCAGGATTGGATCGCGTTGATCCAGTGGCTGCCTTTTTGATTTGTTGCCGATTAGCAGTGGACTCTGCGTTTTTGGTTTTGCGAACAACATCAGCCCGCTCTTTCCATAAACTAAACAGCTCATCTGCTGCTTCGTAGTCGTACTGCTTATCAGCTTGCTCAAAAAGCCTTTGCCGAAACTGGGATCTGGAAATCCAATCTTGAAATGCTTGGTTCGCAACGATTTCTTTTACATCTGGGTGCTTTTGTTGAAGCAGTTGAAGCGAGTTGGTCTGCTTGTATTCCTGAGCAACACGCCGTGCCTCTTGCACTTCAGGGTGTAATTCAATCTCTCTGCGAACAGCGGACTTCGGGTCAACGAAAAAATCTACCTCGTCCTCCTCTTGCGAGGTTTCTTGCGGTACGTTTTTCGCCTGAGTGACAACAAAGTCGTCGAATGCTTTTCGTAACTCTCCAACCTCTTGGGACTGACGCCCCATCAGTTTTTCAAGCTCTTGGTGCATTTGAGCGAGTTCTGCTGCGGATTTACCCCGATACTTTTCAGGGATCTCTGGCTCTTCGGGCTGAGGCTCTTCAATGGGTTCTTGATGAGTTTCCTCAGGCTCTGTCACAGCCTCTACTTCAGGTTCAATTATCTTGCCTGCCATTACAAACTCCGTCCTTTAGTTGAATAAGCCTTGAAACAAGTCGTAAATGACTAATTACAGACGCAGTTGTGCCGTCTGATTAGCAAACGTGTTTTTTGGCTAAGGATTGTGGAAATAAAAGAAGGGCGATCTAGGCGCGATCGTTACCCTTTCTGCCTGCCTGCTCATGCTCTCTGACCCACTTGAAGTGGCGTCCTGGAAAGGCACCAGAGTGTCCTTCCAATTGACATTTCACAGGGCTAATCAAGCGTCTTGCGTTGGACCCACAGTTGCACCGCAAGGTTGGTGTGTCTTCTACAAAACGCTCAAAAACGTGCTGTGTTCGTTCACAGCGATAATCAAGAATTTTCCTCATCACCTTCCTCTGCTTGTTCCATGGAGGTGCGTAGTGCGCTTTCGTATGACGCAATTTGTCTGAGGATGTCTACACGGCCTTTGGCCTGATGCAATTCTGTCGCGTTGTTCAAGCCGTCGATTGAGATGTTACTGAGTGCGGCGACAATTTCTTTCTGAAATGCCTTCCAACCATCGGTGGCAAACATTTCAAGTGCATCATCAAAGTATTTAGCTTGATTGGGATCGGTCATTCTTACTGCTCCGTTTAGTAGTTGACTTTTTCTCCAGTGCATCGAGCCGAGTGCTGATGTTGGAAAGAACTTGGTTGATCTGAGCTAAAACGACCTCTAGCTTTTCTTCAGTGACGGGACGCATGCGTTTCTCCGTTATTTAGTTTTTCGACGCCTCCCAGAGGCAGTGACCGAGTGCTTGATTGCTTTTGGTCCGGTTTTTCGACGTGACGAACTGCCTTTGTCGGCAGCGGTCATTTTGTCGAGCACTTTTTTTGGTCGGCAGGACGGGTAGGGGCGCTTTGACTTTTCCTTCCCGCTTCGACCACATTTCTTACCTGTTTTGACGTCTCGCCAATCTTCTTTGAACCATTTGGTGAGGCCGCCCTTGGGCTTAGCCATAAGTACCACCGCGTTTCTTATAGGTTCTAACTATCCATGAGCTTGCGTAAGCCGACGGATATGCGTCAAATTTTCGCTTAGCCTCAGATTTAACTCTTGAGTAAAGCGCTTTGTTTTTGACGTTTTTTGGGATTGTGCTTTTACTTTTTGCTTTTGCCACGACGCAACCCCTTAAAGTCTGCACCTGTAATTTTGTTTCTTGGTCGAGCTACCCGAGCAATTTTCTTTTGCTTGGGGCTTAGTTTCTTACCCGGCATTACCGTCGCTTCCCTTTGCCTTTCATCATTGGCTTTTTCTTTTTCTTTTTAGGCGCTGACTTAGGCTTCATTGATCCGTGATACATAAGGCTCTCCTTACTTTTTGTGGGCTTTTTGAACGGCAAAATCGGCTGATTTAGATGCCCCTTTGTGTGGCTTGTAACCGCCGCTAGGGTCTTTCATGAGCTTGTAGCCGCTACCGCTTTTCATCCAGTGATAACCAGCTGGCGCTTTGACCTTCATTACTTTCTCCTCGACTTTGACCCAGAGCATTTCCAGCGCTTGCGAGAGAGTCGTAAGGGGCTGTTTGGATCTTTTGCGGCCTTTGGGAATCGCTTCATTTGTGCATTGGATCGGGCGCAGTAACTGTCGCCTTTTGAGGTGCCTGGCTTTACTTTGGCCCCTTTTTGTCCGTAGCTGACCTTTCGGCCACTAGACGTTACCTTGACTCTCGCTTTCCCTTTTCGTGGTGTCGCCATTGTCTTCCCATCGGACGCAGTAGGTGTGGACGCGCATTTCGGTAACGCAAATAAATGTGCCGTACATCGGTAGGCATTTTTCAAAGGGATAGGTGTATTGGTTGTAGTCCACGCAATTCCGATCGTCCTGCGTTGCACACCCTGCCATCAAAAAAAATACGGCAACTAAAAACCTTGGAGCTTTCATATCAATTTGGTCTGTTGAGTTGGCGTCGTAGTTCTTGTTCAGCGGCTTGATTGCTTTGCTCTCTAGCGCGCTGTTCTTGCATGTTCATGTTCTTTTCGCGGAGCATCAGGTCGGCGATACGAACTCGCTTCTCGAAGTCGTCGTCTACCTTGCCGTCGTTGTTGTTGTCGCTGTATTTCAGTGCAAGCTCTTGTGGGTATAAACGTGCTTCTTCTGCGTACTTCTGAGCGCGAGAGCTTGACTCTGCGGCCTGTGCATTGAGTAGCTGTGCTTGACCCTGTGCGACGGCTAATTGCAGTTGTGCTTGCTGTTCAGCGGCCTGCTGCGCTTGGGGGTTAGGCTGTGAGCCTTGCTGAACGGCGGCGATAATTTCTTCGCGGTTTGAAACGCTCAAATGCTCAACAATAGCCGTGGTAATTGCAGCAAAAGCAGGTGAGTCCTTGGGGATGACCTGCATCAACTGACTTAACTGACCAACCTCATACTCTCTAGCCACAATGCCAAGTGAAGACAGGACAGTGAACTTGAAGTCACCAATAGGGTAGTTGTCAGGATCAAACTGCATGTAACGGTGCGCAGCTTTACTGATAAACGGCTTCAAGAAGGTGTCTTGGAAGTTGACCAGTGTGCGCTTTTGTCGCTTCATGACAGCGCCCAGTGACATAGAGACACCTGCGGCGGTGCTTTCTGATTGCGAGCGAGAGGCGAGGGCGGCACCGTCTACAGCGCCTGTGGCCTGCTGCACCATGTTCTGTAGTGCGCTGGCCTGTGCAAATGTGATCTGACCAATCTGACCGAAGTTGAACGGCAGGAGCGAGTCTTTTGGATTGCCGTTGGTCAACAGCATGCGACCGGGGCGGACATCTAACTTACTGCCGCGTGGTACTCGCGTTGCGTCCACAGCCATCATAGGGTGCGTTGTAAGGGCCAGAGCATCGATACGAGCGCGCATCTCAGCATCCAGTGCTTTTTGGCTCATGTAGCCTTTTTCGCACACACCACGACCGTAGAAGCGGGAGGGGACGATATCCCAAGGGAACGCCACGATTGGGCGGTCCTGCATCATGTACGGGTTGGCAATGGCCTTGAGTATCTGACCTTGATTAGCGATGACTACGCACGCTTCGACGTACATAGAGTCATCAGGCATTTCATCCTCATCAACACCTTCATCGATGAGCATCTGTCGCGGTACGAGTCCGTAATATTTTAGTAGTCGGACGCGCTCCATGTTGACGTTGTAGAGATTGGGGTCAGCCTCAAGGTCGTCATCAGGGGCCGATGTTTCGAGCATGACATCACGGTACACGCCTTGCTCTTGTAACAACTCAACCGTATGCGTGGAGACAAACTCCTCAATCGCACAGCCCATGGCGTCATCAACGGTCGTGGCACAAGGATCGATCAAAAAGTTGCGGGGTTGGACAGGATTGAGCTTGACCATGGGGCGCTTGCGCTTTTGCACACCAAACTCTTGCAAATCCCCATCCATGAGAGGTCGAGTACTAGGAACTGCCTCTTCTACCTCTTCAAGCACAACTTCAGCAATACCTGTGCCGTACACAGCGCAGTTAATCAGTACCTCACCGATACGCGCCCTGATTTGTGCCTTGTCAAAGTCCTCATGCAGCTTTTTACGCAAAAGCACCATGTCTTGTGGATTCTGATCACCCAAATCGTCTTGGATGTCAAAAATTTTGCCTGTCGCAAAGGTGGCTGTTTCGATCTCTGCGACGTTTGATTCTACGGCTTGCTGGAGGGCAGGGGCGACGATACGAGAGCGCTCAGAGTCTCTCATGCGGTCCTCAGAGGACCAAATACCCCGAAACAGGCGATAGTACTCATCGTGCTTTTCAGCGTAGTTGGTTTCGTAGTGGTCACGCCAATATTGGCACTTCGACACGACCCATTCGGCCAAACCAAGCTCTGCTGAGATGTTGTCTATATCACCGTAGCTCATTAATAACCTGCGATTGCATCTTCGGGTTCAAATTCGTCCTCAACGTCGTAGCCAGACAAGTAGGGCACTTGTGCAAGTTGATCGATGTATGACAAAGCATCCAAAAGGTCGTCATGGACCAGCGGTGACGGAAAGTTGCTCGCTTCATCGACAAACGGCAGGTTCCAATCGCCTTTTTTTAAATGGACCAGTCCGTTCTCAAAACGACCCTGTAATGCCCACAAAATACGGTCTTGTTTCTTCTGATTGGCGTGTGACAACAACTCCACACGGAAAACACGGTTGGTGCGCCTCATGAGGTCTTGTAGGGGACTCATAACGGCTTGCTGTGCAATACCGCGCTCAATCCCTACCGAGGCTGGCCTATATTTCTCAACCGCTCTAAAAATGCGTTCAGCAGTCGTATTAAGATCCCATTGGCCGTGCAAAATGTCGTCCACATACCAATGACCGTCGTCCGTAACGTAAACAACCGCTATAGCCGTACTATCACGTCGTTTCGTTTTTTTAACGCCCGCATCACGAAATCCAGCCA